TCCAGCTGGTAAGGAAAGGAGACAGGCATGGAAGACACGGAAAACAATATGGAGACCAATGTGATGGACTTCGCCGAATGGAACGAGCGGCTGCGCAAGCAGCGTGCCCTCGAGGAGGCCCAAAAGGTCGCCTTGGACGAGGAGCGGAGGATGAACCTGCTGTTGCGGGAGTTCCGCTGCTGATCCGGTGTTGACAGGGCAGGGGCGGCATGCTATGTTGCCCCTGCAAGCACGGAGAAGCAAATGGATCGCAAGGCGCTGCTGCTGAAGCTGGTGGACCAACTCGGTGAGGCCCTGTACCTCATGGAGACCACCGAGGCCAAGCCCGACGATGGCGACGAGGTCTGGTTCGCCATCAACGAGGCCCACAGCGTGGCCGAGACCAAGCTCAACGAGATCCTCTTCGCGGAGATGAACAAGTGATCGAGATCAGGGTTCCCGAGGGCGAGAACGCCAGCATCGCCATCGCTGGCTACACCTTCCTCATCAGCAAGCAGGATGGGCAGGTCATCGTCGATCGATGGATCGACGGGCAGCACCACGGGATCGAGCTTGATCCCGTGGTGCATGCCAAGCCCTGGCCGCGCTTTGACGACGTACCGCTCAACCGCAACCTCACCGAGCTGCGGCCCTGGCGCTGATGGCGGATGGCTGGGCGGTCGCGCCCGGCAGGGCCGGCGTCAATGTCGCATCAACCTGGGTCTGACACCTGATGGCAATGATGGCAATATCGTGAACACAGATGCACTGGCCTATGACTATACCTTCATAAAAAATTCACAAGGAGGCTACAAACTCTCTGGTGGTAGTTTTGAGGACCTGGTCAACGTGTAAATACCTGGAAACTATCCAGGTATGAACATGAGCGGAATATTAACTCCCAAACAAGAAATCATAAACGATGTTGGCCGTCTTTTGGGCAATTCAATGATTGATGTGGAATTGGAACCAGGTGATTTTGACCTGGCTGTGAAAATTTCATTGGAACGTTATCGTCAACGCAGCTCAAATGCAGTGGAAGAAGCCTACGCTTTCTTACAACTGATGCCCAATCAAACTGAATACTATCTGCCTCAGGAGATCGTAGATGTACGTCAGATTTTCCGCAGAGGCTTGGGTGGCACAACTGGTGGCACATACATTGACCCCTTCAGCCTAGCCTACACCAACTTGTATCTACTGCAAGCTGGTGCTGGTGGTGGTTACACAGCCGGACTCTTGACCTTTGAACTGTTCTACCAATATCAGGAACAAGCTGGTCGTATGTTTGGTAGAGACATCAACTACAACTGGAACGTGGTGAGCAAAAAACTCACCATCATGAGAATGATCCTGGGTGAAGAAACAGTGTTGGTGTGGGTCACCAAGGTGAAACCCGACGACATGATCCTGGAAGATCCTTTTGCCAAACCCTGGATCCGCAGCTACACCCTGGCTGTGTGCAAGCAGATTCTGGGAGAAAGCTACAGTAAATTTGGACAAATAATTGGACCGCAAGGTGGCACCACCATGAAAGGCCCCGAATTAAAATCTGAAGCATTAGCTGAAATAGAAAAGTTGGAAACAGAACTGTTGCAGTATGTGGACAACGGCACACCCAACAGCTTTGTGATCCTGGGCTGAGTTTTCCCAAAAATTTGTTTACATTTTGCTCATGTGCCAGCTAGACTGTGTCATGAGCAAAAGACATATCATAGCCATTGCGGGATTCAAGGGCAGTGGCAAAGACACAATTGGTGAGATCCTCAAAAAGAAATATGGATTTGCCAGCACCAGCTTTGCCAAAAGTCTCAAAAATGCTCTGTGTGCCATGTTTGGTTGGCAACCCTATATGATGGAAGGTATCTCTCCAGAAAGCAGACAATGGAGAGAACTGCCTGATCCTTACTGGAGCACACAGTTCAGCAGGAACATCACTCCCAGAAACATGATGCAAGAGTTTGGCACAGAGGTAGTCCGGGGCAATTTGCTGGATACATTCTGGATCAGTGCTACAAAAAAAGACCTGGTGAACATCAGCGATCTCAAGAGTGTGGCTATCACAGATGCCAGGTTCCGGAATGAATTGGACATGATCAGAAGTTTGAATGGCATTACAATAAGGGTTGTGAGAAACACTGAGCCTGCATGGGTTGCTCAAGCAGAGAGAGTGAACAAGCACTCTGGCTGGATCAAAAAAGCTTTGTTGTGGATATATCCTCAGGTTAGGAAAATTCACCCCAGCGAACGAGACTGGATTGGTTATGATTTCGATTACATTGTCTACAACAATGGCACACTTGGCGATCTGGAAAAACAGATTGATCACATCATGGATATTTTGAATAAACAATCCAGATAACCTGTTAAACTCATATATTTTGACCCTGCTGGATAAATATCTCCAGCAACGACATACTACTATGAGGTCAAAATGGCAAATCTTGTGAGCCCTGGGGTTCAAGTTCAAATTATCGATGAAAGTTTTTATGCTAGCAGTGGTCCTGGCACCATTCCATTTATTATGGTGGCCACACAACAAGACAAGCCACAACCTGGAAATCCAATCAGCATAGCACCTGGCACAGTCAAAGCAAATGCAGACAAGCTGTATTTGATGACCAGCCAGAGAGAGCTGTTGCAAACTTTTGGCAACCCCAAGTTTTATACTCAAGGCGGTACACCACAAAATGGCAACGAACTAAACGAATATGGCCTCTACACTGCATATCAGTATTTGGGTATTGCCAATCGCGCCTGGGTAATGCGTGCTGATATGGATCTGGGAGCTCTGGTGCCCACAGCCATTGAACCTTCAGGCATGCCCAGCAATGGCAGCCACTGGTTGGACATGAGCAACACCAGCTGGGGCATGTTCCGCAGCAACGGTAACACCAACAGCAGCTTGGCTTGGGGCGCAGTTGCTCCCATCAAGATTGACAATGCCAGCCAGCTACAACTGCAAGTGATTGGCAAAAAAACAACACCTGTATTTGACAGCACTATCTCATCTGTTATCACTGCCTCTGGAAACCTAGTAGTATGTGGTCTAACTGTTCCTTTGACTGCTGGCATGACCCTGAGTCAGGTAGTAACCGCCATCAACAGTGCTGTGGATACTTCCACAGATTTGACCAAGAAGACCATCAGGGCAGAAGTTTATGACAGAGTAAGTGCGTATACCAATACTTCTCCCGATCCTGATATACGTGCTGCAGATACCATGTACAATTTGCGCATTACAGTAAGTGACATTTATCAAACAGGTGCCATCAATTTCACAAACAGCACAGCAGGAATTTTGACTGATCTAGGCCTTACAGCATTGCCACAGGTACAAATTGTTCCAGTTGACACCCTAGGCAGCAATGGAACACTGGCCGTAAATGGCGTTGCTTATATTTCTGGCACAAGCACACTCATAACTGGTGTGCAAATGTGCGAAAAAATTGCAGAACTCACAGAGAATGGCACCAAAGTTCGCTGGCACATCATAGGCACAACTGATGTAGAATGTCCAGGATTTGGATGGAAAGAGGCCACACCCACTGTTGTTGTGGGCACCACAGTCAATCCCACTGTATTCCCTGCTAGTGCATCTAGAATTACAATTGATTCAACAGTTGTGAATATCAAGAATATCGATGATGAGTCGAACCCCAGTTATACAACGCTGACTTCATATGTTAATTACATTAACGTGGCATTTGCTGCTACCGCTGGTGTAAACGCAGTTGCTAGTGTGGAAACCAACGGACCCAACAATTACTTCAAGATCACCAACTATGATGGCACTGATATCAAGTGCCAGGATATTGCTAGCGTAGGAGGAATAGGGCAAATGGCTCTCCTGGGGATTACCACAGGACAAACGTACTACAAAGATGTCACCAGCACCAGTGCTGTGGAAGCTATCAAAGGAACTGTGGCTGACGACGCATCTTTGCCTGGATCCCCTGCATTAAATGACCAATATATTACCCGAGATGATGGTCAACTTTACAGATGGGCTGGATCATCATGGGCGCCCCAGACCAAATATTTCACAAACAATTATATAACTATCACTGTGGGAGGAAGCTCGAGCTATCCCATCAATGCTGCTTCAACATCATTCACAGGCAGCTGGTTGACTCAGACAGCTGAATTGATCAATGCAGACAGTGTTGTGGGTAATGGATTGCTGATTCCCAATGGTAATTTTCCTGCAAGTCCTCCAACCTTTTCTGTCACGCAAGGCGCCAACACAGCACCTATTACTAGGGGAGTCGATGCTGCTGCAACTGCTGATGCTATAAACTCATCCACTATGGGCACATATGTTTTTGCTATCGCAATTGGGACAAATGTTCAGATTGGCAGTAGAAATGCTCAACAATTTAGTGTTGGTAATGTGAGTGGATTTGCCAATAGTCCTTCAACAAGCAAGATAGTGGCATCAGTTGTAGGAGATACACTCAAGATCACAAGTACAAGTGGTACATATTTTACTGTAAGCAATACAGTAAATGGCACAGACGAGGTCGCTTGGAATTACAACACAACAACACAACTTCCCCTAGAATGGGCCAATATTGATACTGGAGACACCTATGGTAACTCACTGGTATATGCAAGCTACAGTGTGGATAATCCTCAACCCAGAACTCCCAGTCAAATAGCTGCTGGCAATATTTGGGTAAATTTGGTTGCTGCCAATCGCGGCAGCTTCTGGGCAGCCAAGAGATACAACAGTGGGTTGGATCAATGGCAGCTTAAATCTGCTCCACTATACTTGAATGATGCCAGTGCCACTCAAGCACTGGGCAGTCAACGAACCCTGGGCAGCCTGTATGTGCAATATAATATATTGCTGGCCAGCCCAGTAAATGCAACTTTCCAAGTGAAAATTTGGAATGGCAGCGCCTGGATTGCATGTGAAGATTACACAGTGAATGGCATAACAGTTCCCTACTATCAGAGGTTGACGGAACCACTGGGTGAGCCCACACAAGGCACATTGTGGTTTAATCAGGACCTACAAGTGGATGTGATGGTGAGTGATGGAACTCAGTGGATGGGTTATCGGAACATGTATTCCAACACCAACCCCAATGGGGTGATACTCAGTGCCACAGAACCCAGTTATCAAAGCGATGGCTCAACACCACTTGCTGACAACGATTTGTGGATAGACACCAGTGACATGGAAAATTATCCCAAACTGTATAGATATGACAGTTTGAATGTGGTTTGGGAACCAGTGGACAACACCGATCAAACCAGCAGCAAGGGTATTTTGTTTGCTGACGCTAGACCCAATGATGATGGGCTGCAAACAGGCAGCACAAACATTCAGGATATGCTGATCAGCAATTATGTGGACCCCGATGCACCCAGCGCACTGGCCTATCCATATGGATTTATGTTGTTCAACACACGTTACAGCACCAACAATGTCAAAGAATGGAGACCCAATTATCTCACCACAGGTGTATGGAGAGACCGTTGGGTAACAGCCAGTGGCAACGCTGTAAATGGTGCACCTTTGATGGGCCGCAAGGCTCAGAGAATCATGGTGGTGCGTGCCATGGCTGGTGCAATTGTCAGCAATCAGGAACTGCGTTCAGAAGCCAACTACTACAACCTAATCAGTGCTCCTGGTTATCCAGAGGTGATTGATGAAATGCTGACCTTGAACACAGACAAAAAGGATGTGGCATTTGTAGTAGTGGATCCTCCAGCCAGACTGGCTCCAGATGGCACCAGCATCCAGGCTTGGGCCAACAACAGCAACAATTCAGCCAGCAATGGTGAAGATGGATTGATCACTCGCAGCCGTTATGCAGGCATCTACTATCCCTGGGGTCTGGCCACCAACCTGGATGGAACAGAAATCTTTGTGCCACCCAGCATGATGACACTGAGAACCATAGCGTTCAACGACCAAGTGGCCTACCCTTGGTTTGCTCCAGCAGGCTTCACACGTGGTATTGTCACAGCAGTCACCAGCGTGGGTTACCTCAATACTGAACAAGAATACATTCCACTCCAATTGACACAGGGACAACGTGATGTGTTGTATGAAAATGACATCAACCCCATTGCGTTTATACCTGGTCGCGGACTGGTTGTGTATGGTCAAAAGACCCTCAGCCCTGTGGAAAGTGCTCTCAACAGAGTGAACGTGGCCAGATTGGTTTGCTACCTCAACTATCAGTTGGATAATTTGGCCAAACCATTCTTGTTTGAACCCAATGATCAGTATACAAGGGATGCAGTGACCCGCACCTTTGAAAGCTTCTTTGGTGACATGGTGAGCTTGCGTGCTGTGTATGACTTTGCTGTGGTGTGTGATGAAACCAATAACACACCCACTCGCATTGACAGAAATGAACTGTGGATTGATATTGCTATCAAGCCCACCAAGGCAATTGAATTCATCTACATACCACTGAGAATTTTGAACACTGGTGATCCACTAATCACCTAATGGGTATAAGATGCGGAGTAGGGTGCCCTACTCCGCATTCTTGTTTTTCCATATCCATTTGGTATTCCCACAGTCCCAGATTCGATTCCACCCCTGCAATTTACGATTCTCCCATTCTGTTAGATCGGGATTATCATGAGCATTTTTACGTAGATTGTATCTGTGTATTCTCAACATGGCTTTGAAATCTATATACCAGTAGTTGGGAGGAGCATCATGGTGCCTATCAAATCCCAATTGTGCATATACATGACCGGTATTCCATCGTCTGTCGCTATAACTGATCACTTGTTGGGGGTTTATGTCTCTCACAAATTTACAGAACATCCGGCTGGCTCCACCAGATATGGTTAAATTGGGTCTTGTACACAGTCTATTCAGTTCCCACACTTGGGGTTGAGGCAAGCTGCCTTTGGCAGGTGTGAGAGCACTGAATGTCATCACACTCAACAGCTCTTGATCTTGATATAACCCATATGCATGTACTGTCTTACCCACGCCCTGAATATGATAGTCAGCACAGAATTTGTTGGCTTGTGCAGATGTGATGGATTCACAGATGAGTGATCTTGCACCTATTTTTTGTGTATTACGCCCCAACATATTTCTGATACGATCTTTGACCACTTGAGATTTGTGCAACCATTCATCTTCAAATATGGTAACCAATCTGATGCCTTGGCTGGAACATTTGTTCATTTTGTCTAAATGCACGGACTTGTGTTTCCCATGCAGTTCACTATGCCAATATAATCCGCAATATTCAATAGCCAAATTATGGTCAGGCAACAGAATATCCAATTCCTGTGGATGAAGTTGTTGTCTGTCATTGGATATCATAGCCACTCCCAAAGATTTCACATACTCTCTCAGTTCACGCTCCTGTAAGCTGCCTTTGTTTATTTGGCTACATTTGATGCAGGGTGTTCCACATGCGTGGATGCGCCATCTGAATGTTTCCATGGCCAACTGTTCCACATTATCACAAGCGGTGCACCGAAACTCTATCCTAGGATTGGGATCATCATATGCGTCTTGCAAATATTGTGATGGCGAGTTCCACGATAGAATCGTGGCGACATCTCCTACTAGGTGCTGATACCTGTTTATTCTTCTATCCAATCTAGCTTGTTGCACATGAGGGATAAGACTGGGATGGTAGACACCGTGATTGGCCATCATGGTGGCAGTCTTTTTTTCATGAACACCAGGGATCTGGCTGGGATTGGTAACCCCATATTTGGTTTCTAGTGTTTGCCTTCCTTTTTTATTCATAACTTGAGATCTTGCAACTGTACTAGCTCTTGTATTAGGACTGACCAGTGCACCATATTTTTCCAGTAATGTCTGATTGCGCTTGGCCTGCACAGCAGGATTTTGAAGGGCGTTTGGTACCCCATATCTTGCCATGGTAGTGGCCTTGATTTTCTCTTGAATGATGGTCAATTCGCCCGTTTGTTTTTTTAGATGCTGTGCACAGGAACTTGAACAGGTTTGGGTATAGTGATTATTGTTGATCCAATTGACTGATTTATCACATGTGTTCACAGCGCAATTGGGCCTGGTGGAAAGGTCATGCATGAACAGGTATATCTGTTCATTCACACTGGTTGTGAATGGGTAAGTCTCTTTGAGATAGGTGAGCCATGTAGAATTTCTCTTAACTTGAGAGTTCCATTTGTTTTTGGGTATAGAATTAAGAGATTCTTTTAAATCCTGCATGCATTGTTCCTTGTGTTCTGCGTATTTATGTCGCAGAACAAAGCATAATCATAATTATTTGGCTCGATATTTAAGATATCAAGCCCACCAAGGCAATTGAATTCATCTACATACCACTGAGAATTTTGAACACTGGTGATCCACTAATCACCTAATGGGTATAAGATGCGGAGTAGGTCAACCTACTCCGCATTCTTGTTGTTCCATACCCATTTGCTGTGTCCACAATCCCAAATTCGATTGAATCTTTGAAGTTTACGGTTTTCCCATTCAGTAAGGGTAGGATCATCTTGTGCGTTTTTTCTTAACCCGAATCTGTGCATCCTCTTGATTTGAGGAAGCTGGATATACCAGTAATTGGGAAAACCTACACTGTGTTGTATAAATCCCATGTGAGAATATACATCGCCTGTGTTCCATCTTAAATCACAATAAGTAATCACTTGATCTGGATCATGGGTCTTGACAAAGTGTGCAAACAACTTGTTTGCTGCCCCCCTAACAACATGATCCGCCAAACTACAAAGACGATTAAGTTCCCAATGATTGACCTGGGATTTTTTAGCGCCCTTGCTGATGTTAGGCTTGCTAAATGTGGCCACACTCACAAGCATATCTTCATAATATAATCCTATAGCTGCACTAGCACTACCTGCCCCCTGTATGTGATTTATTCTACAAAAATCTCTAGCCAGAGCGCAGTCAATCTGTTTAACCATGCACTTGCGAGCATGTAATTTATGTATGGCACGCCCCAATATAACAGCCAGCCTGCTGCGCACAAGATTTGGATTGAGTATCCATTCATCTTCAAATATAGTGATCAACCTTATACCTTGGGATTCACAGTTTTGCATCTTGTGTTTGTGATACATTTTGTGTTTACCCTGCAATTCACTATGCCAATATAACCCGCAATATTCAATAGCCAACCGTTTGTGAGGAATATAAATGTCCAACTCCAACGGAGATATCTGATTCCTATCTCCACTTATGATGAGCTGATTGGGCAAAATCTCACGCACATATGATAACAGGTCAAGTTCAGCATCACTTTTGACTTTTTCCGGCCTACATACAGGACACATATCAGATCGGAGTTTGCTGGGTGTGAAATACTGTCTAGTCAAATTAAATTGATTATCACAGGAGTCGCATTTAATTGTTACGACATTTGCTTCCAATTTAATAAATTCTAGGCCAGATAATTGGACAGCTTGATGTAATTTATCAAGGCTTTGGGAACTCTTTTTAAGATTTGCAATTTCCCGTGCCTTTCTCATAGCTTCCAGACTTGCATGGGTGTGCTTTTTGCCTCTCATACCGCTGCCAAACAGATATCCTCTGTCACGTAGTGTTTGTTGGGCTTTGGCTGCACGTTGTTTTACAAGATCTGGATGTTGTTGTGCATATGCATTAACACCTTGACCGATTTTATTTCTTGCTTGTTCATTCACAGTGCTACCTGTGCGAGGATGAATCCCTTGCTCTTTGTATCGTTGTTCTCTCTTGTCCACAGCTTTATGGATTTTATCCAAGATAATAGGATCTGTCACCTTGACACCTTTGTTCACTGGTATTCGGCCAGTGTTCTTTTGTGAAATAACTTCTTTGGACAGTTGGGACATTTTATTTCCAAAATTGGGGTTATTCTCACCCTTGTTCTGTTCACTGCGTCTAGCCCTATATTCTGCGCTAGCCAAACTATCATCACCAAAATCTTGTTTGTATTTTGCACTTGTGGTTTGATGAACGGTCTTCAAATGTGAACTAGATATGAGATTATTGAAACTGGATTGGCATAATTGACATATTACTGGCAGGGGAGTATCTCCTAAACTTATTTAGTTATATAGCAATATCTATCCATAAACAAGTGCTGAACACTGGTGATTCACTGCCATAACAGCCACAAACAAAAAGCGGAGCATCAAACTCCGCTTTTTTGCTCTTGAATCAATCTTTGACACAACAGCATTACACTGTATATTATGAATATAACAACCCTATTAGTTGGTAAAAATGGAACACGATGATATTGATTGGGATCAGGATCCAGAAGTAATTTATGCCCGTGCTAGGTATCAGGCTGCTGGAGTAATGACCAAATATGCTGTGGATCTCATGGAATATTACAGCCCAAACATGGGCAAAAATATTGCCCTAGGACTAGCCATTGAATCTATTAGTGAGACTTTGGGCAATCTCATCAGCTTGGTCAAAGAGGATCACCAAACTGAAGTTATTGATACTGCTCATCAGGTGATGCTGCAAGGTATCATCAGTCAGCAAAAAATGATTGCTGAAATTACCTATGGCCAAGTGGGCACAGGCTAACTTGGGGGATTTTGTTTGAGCAACTCTTCCAAGAAACAATATTTGTCATAATGGTTGATTTTAGTATCAACCCAATAATAAACCTGTGGATTTTGGCTTAAAATCCACAGTTCAAATCCATATCTATAGGCATGATTGCCAGGCCACAACTGCTGTTCATGAGTATAGGTTCTGGTATCCAGGGGCTCAACCAAGCCTCTGATATAATCAGACCGTGCCCAAAAGAAATTGCCACTAACAATAGGATGATTCACAGAGTGTGCATCCTGCATCCCCACCACCTGATAATCATCAAGTAATCTGATTGCTTGTGGCCATTGATTAATATGATAATGATTGAGTAACTGTTTCCAGGCCAGCACTGTTTCAGATGCAGTGGTGATACCTTTGGTATGAATATACAATGCTAGAAAATCTTCCTTTTGGCTGGCATCATGCAAATACTTGAGAGTCAATCCTTCAAAAATATTTGCATTGATATCTCTTATTTCCAAGATAGTTACCCAGGGATACCTCCTGCTCATGTATTCATGAACTCGTTCGCCAAAATTTATAAAATTATTGGGATTTGCTTCACTGGTATAGGGGAGATTGCCAAAGCCGGTCCAAAACTTGGGCATTGTAAATGTTACATACACACCAGCACAGTCTGATAGCTTGCTGTTTTTGATCATACCCAACTGCTCATCCACATACAAGGTCCATGATGCTGCTCTGATATCAGGGGGTATGAAAACATGATAGAAAACTTTGACTTTCATGTGTAATTGTAAATTGTTGACATAGAGAAAGTCTATATCTTTGATTTGGGCACCCATTCCAAATTATCTCTCTCCACATAAATACTCAACGACAAAGCATTCGTGGAGACTTTTATATGGTAGAGACACTTTCCAAGTTTGGCGTTCCTATTAACGGAACAAGAACTGGTCAATTTATGCCCAAGATCAAGCACCGTTTCCGTGTGCGAGTGATCAATTTTGGGCCCATAGCTGGAGGACTGGAACTCACACAGCAAGTGATGACAGTTACCCGACCCAACGTGACATTCAGTTCTGTAACTATTGAAAGTTACAACAGCAAGATGTACTACGCCAGCAAGCCTGAATGGGCAGAAATCACACTCACTGTGCGTGATGATATCACCAACAGTGTGAGCAAGCTGGTGGGCCATCAGTTGCAAAAACAGATGAACTTTTTTGAACAAACCAGCGTGGCTGCAGGCATCAACTACAAATTTACTACTATTTTGGAAATCATGGATGGTGGTAATGAAACTGTATTTGAACAATGGACACTGGAAGGTTGTTTCCTCAGTGGCACAGATTATCAGGACCTGGATTACACCAGCAGCGATCCTGTGACAATCAGCATGACAATCAGATTCGATAATGCCACATTGGCTGATGGACTCATGGAGTTGAATCCACAGACCAAATCTGGGGTTACAGTAGGCTAACGGGTAACCAATGGTTGAATTAACAGGCCTCTTGACATCCACGACAGGGGGTGCAGTCAACACCATTGGTGCCAACCTTTTTGGTGGTTCATCTGGTACCAGCGGCGGCAATCGCAGCTATCTGAGAGGACTGCCTCTCATGTTGAGACCCAGCAGATATGCTACTGTTCACAACAAGGCAGGCAGAGCTATTTTGGCAATGCCTCGCCAAAAGTTTATGTTCTATGCCACTTTCAATGCTGGTACCAAGCTCAGCCGTCATCCTGATTTCACCAGCTGGCAACAAGGATTTGCCTTCCAGATTGCCAAAGTGGATAGGCCCAAAACTACTCCTCAGATCAAATCTCTCAACCAATACAATCGCAAAAGATTGGTGCATACAGGTATTGATCATGGAGATCTCACCATTACCCTACATGACACTGTGGATGACAGAGTTTTGAGAGTTTGGCGAGATTATTACCAATGGTATTTTGGTGATGGTAGACCCAAAAATAGTGCAGACAGTTGGAAAACTCCTGTTATTCAAAAGAAAGACGACTTCAGTGTCAGCAACGGTTGGGGATTCAGTCCTCCTGCCACAGGCTGGGATACCAATTTCTTTGATACACTGGACATCTACACTTTCTATGGCAAGAAATACACCAAACTCACTGTGTATAATCCCAAGATCAGTGGCATCAGCTGGGAAG